GTCGAGCTATGGTCTACGCAGTATGTGAACCCCTTAAGGTAAGACCTATAACAAAAAGCCACGCATTTCAATATGCGATAGCTAAAGGTTTACAAAAGGACATGCATTCATATATGAAGCAAATGTTTCAGTTTCGTTTAATAGGAGAGCCTTTACAGAACTCTCATATTGAGTCACTTGTACGACGATCACCGGAAGGGTGGTTTGCGTCAGGTGATTTCTCTGCCGCTACCGATAATGTCAAGATCGAGCTTACTAAGCTCTTTTTTGAACGGTTAATTATACGGCTATTGCATCAAGAAGTTATATCGATGCGTCACGTCGAAATATTACGACGTGTATTATACGAACATGAAATACATTACCCACCTATTAATGGTACAGGCGACGAACCTATTAAGCTTGATCCTGTTATACAAAAGAACGGGCAGCTCATGGGCTCAGTACTCAGTTTTCCTGTGTTATGTGCGATTAATTTATGCACATATTGGCATGCAGTGCAGCCTGATACAGAACGAGTCGAAGATCTTAATGTTTTGATCAACGGCGATGACATTCTGTTTCGAACGGACCGTGATAAATATCAAAACTGGCTTAAAACTTTGCCAGAAGCCGGTCTGTTCCCATCACCAGGAAAAAATTTCTTCCACGAGAAGTATTGCACAATCAATTCTGAATTGTTTTCAATACGTGGGGACCTAATTAAGAGCATCCCGTTTTTTAACGCTGGTATGCTATTAGGTAAGAGTAAAGTCGCCAGGGATAGTGTGAAGCAGAAACCTATACACTTCCTTCACTCTAAGGCAATGCAAGGAGCACTTAATAAAGTGCGGGCTGATAAACGGTTTAAGTTTTATAACCGTGAGAAGTTAGTTAAATCTTCTAAATCAGCTGATGGTTATCAGATGAACTATTACTTACCACCTCAATTAGGTGGTCTCGGCATGAAAATGCCCGGGCTTAAGTTCATTAGCGCTGAACGCGCGAAACAGTTGACAGGTGAAGAACTTGGTCAACTAGAACCATATTGCATTGTTACAGGTGTCCAGAGAAAGATTGCTAAGCATCTTCTAAATATATGGACACGACCCTACCTTAAACCTCCAATTAAACCAATCGGTCAGGAGGTCGATCTTGATCGCGAAGATAATGGCTTTAAAGATATTGCCATTAGCGATTATCGTATCATGATCCCTGATGAGTATCATCCTATGCCCCCATGGTGTAGGCAACTTGATGCTCAGTCACATCCTGCAAATTGGATGTGTAACCCGATGGATAGCTGCGAATTAGAAAGACTTAAATTCGAAGCGAGAGGTGTCCGACTATTCCGTTCAGCTAAGCTGAAAGTACCATGCCATGAAATTATGCATGGTTTTAAGGAATACCAATATGTCGGATGGAACCGAGATGACATCAGTGTTTATCTCGGTACGGCGGAAACCATC